TTAAATACCGATATATTTTGCGAATTGCGCTGCTGTTTTTTCTTTTCGTTTGTCTGTAATGTGGATATATAAATCCATAGTGATTTGAATAGACGAGTGGCCTAAACGTTCTTGTACGTCCTTAATATTTGCACCAGCTTCTAAAAGTAAACTAGCATGTGTATGTCTAAGACCATGAATAGTAATACGTTTAAGATTATTTTGTTTGATAATCACTTCTAACCATTTACGAGGCTTAGATAATTGGAGATATTCGTTTTTCTGGTTAGAAAATACCAGTTGATTTTTGCTTAACGTATTAATTCCCAATGTTAACAACCATTTTCTTTGTTCTAATCGCCATTTCTTCAAGGTGTTCATAGTTTCATCATCGACTGGTATATCTCGCTTAGAATTTTTGGTTTTAGGTTGCTCTACATAAAGGCGTCTATTTTTTCCTCTGGCGAGAGTTTTATTTATCTTGATATAATTATCGTCAAAATCAATATCTTTCCATGTGAGAGCTAAGAGCTCGCCTACGCGCATCCCTGTGAAGGCTAGTGTCCGAAAAAAAGAATACATACGAATATCTTTTTTCTTTTCTACTGATTTCAAAAAGATTTCTAGTTCTTCTTTACTAAAAAAGTTTAAAGTATCTTTTTCATGAACAGAGACCTTTCTTTTCGGAACTGTGATTTTTTTAAAAGGATTATCTTGTAGATATCCTAATTTAATAGCATAATCACATATACGCGAAGCATTATTGATGAATTCTCTATACAACACAAATTTTTTTACCTTTTCATTAGCGAACTTTTGAGCTATATCAATCGATATTTTGTTGATTTTAAGAGCACCAAATGCTGGTAATATATGATTCGCAAACTGTTCTTTTGTTTTAACGAAAGAACTTTCTTTTACTGTTTGTTCATAATTTACGATCCATAAATCGTAAACTTCTTGAAAAGTTAATTCTTTAGTTTTATTTAGACCATTACTTTCGTATTCCAATTGTAATTTGGTCAGCGCTAATTGAGCTTCTTTTTTTGTTTTAAAACCTCTTCGTGTAGTTCTCACTTGTTTGCCAGTCAAGGGATCTACTCCCAAATAAGTTTGAAACTTCCACAATTTTTCACCGTTTTTCTTTTTGTATTGTTCGAATGTTGCCATTTTTTTCGTCCTTTCGCTCGGGTAAGTGTTCGGACTAAAATAGCTTGCATCACCTCCTTAGTTATACGCTTGCTTTAGGCTGGTAGGCGTTTATATTTTATTGATCGCTTTCTAATGGTGTATTTACGCCTTTATTAGGGTCTAAATTACTATATAGATATAGGACAGTGTAATTAGTCGCATCTTTTTTTGAGTAAATCAAAGAAAAGTTGTATTTTTTGTCTTGCCAAGTAAAATCTCCAGTACCATTGTAGACATTTTTGTACTCTTCACCAGTTTCTGCATTTTTATCGTCAGGAAATTGAGTAACTTTGATAGATTTTAAATCCATCTTCAAATTATCTATCGAATATATTTCTTTAATGTGTTTTTCGGCAATAGTTGCAAATTCAGCAGTTTGATCAGAGTCTACTTCTTTGATAGTACTGTTTGTCTCACTATAATTTTTTGATTCCTTTGTTTCAGCTGTTGATAATCCACATCCTCCCATAACTGTCACTGCTAATAATCCAATAATTCCAAATTTAATAAATTTCATTTTCTACTCCTTATCTCTATGGTATTATTTTATTGGAGAATCTTAGAAATAAGGTTTCGAGTCCGTGTTGCTGCACGGGCTTTTTTTATTTAAATAAATCCCAAAAACTGAATGTAGTTTTCTTGTATACTTTATTGTAAGCAGCCTTTTTTGGGTCTTTAATCCAGCCGCTACCTTTTTTCCCATAACCAGGAATAACTGCTTTTTTTACTTTTCTTTTTGCTTTTCCAGTAGTTCTAGCGCTAATGGATTTTTTTATACTTGGTTTTCTCATTCCAATTTTCATTTTATACCCTCTCAAATTAATTATAGTTGGACAATATATACAACGACTTTCCCGTAAATTTGAACGTATTTAGTATCATCATAATTAACCACAATATCAGTGAAAGAAATGTTGGAAGAATCGGGTCTGAAAATGATACGTTTATTTTGTTGATCATTTATATATCTTTTTACAGAAAATTCGTTATCGTTGCTAAAAACAACTATATCCCCATCCTTCAATTCCTCACAACTCATTACCTTTTTCACAGCAATCAACGAACCATTTGGGATAACATTATTCATAGAATCCCCATTTACTTTAGTAAAAAACACGTCTTGATAACCTGCATATTTTCCCATTGCATAATCAGGTATAGCAATTTGTTCAATATGATCTTGATCGAAAGCTTCGACTGAAGAGGGGATGCCAGCAGCGACTGAAGTGTCAAAAAAGTTATAATCATGTGTATCATGATAAACAGCAGTTATGTTATTGCCCCTCTCTGTTTTCATCTGATTTAAACTCACCCCTAAGGCGCTTGTCTTTTTTGCAAGTTGGAGAAAGTCATTTTCATTAAACTTCTTTCCGGAACTCAACTCGTCCATTACATCTTTTTTCAGTCTTAAAAAATCGTAATTATGAGCAAATCTAGGATCAATATCGATCTCGGAGACTCCAAATGCTTTTGCAATTTTTTTGACATTTTCTTCTTTTATTGTTGATCTTTGAGAGAAATAACCAGAAATAGTTGAAGCGGGAATACCTGTCATTTGGGAGATTTGAGCTTGAGTCTTTCCGCGAGTCACTTTTTTTAGGTTCTCAGAAATTTCTTTACGTAGTTGTTTTTCGAAGTTATTTAATGGTGGTCTAGCCATAACTGTCATACCTCCTGATTCATTATTATATAAAAGATTGTAACGGATAAACTCGTTATTTACAACTTAATAGCAATAAAATAACTTCGTTTTTTAAATAAAAAAACGAGTTTACTAATTGACATAACGAGTAAACTCGTTTATAGTGTTTTTATGAAAAGGAGGTGTTTAAATGAAAAAGAAAATTTCATTAGAAGCCGCTAGAATTTTAACAGGGATGACTCAAAAAGAAGCGGCTTCTAAATTTGGCGTAAACTACCAAACTTTAGCAAGTTGGGAACAAGATTCAAATAAAATGAAACAAAAATACGTTCAAATGATTCCAAATATTTACAATGTTTTACCAGAAGAAATTTTTTTTGGGAATAAAAACGAGTTTACTCGTTATTGGCAAGGCAAAACAGTATTCAATTAATTAAATAACTAATAAATTCGTCGTGAGGAGTGTAATCAATGAAAGAACTAATCAAAGTAACAACAAATGAAGAGAATGAGCAGTTAGTAAGTGGTAGAGAGTTACATGAATTTTTGGAAGTAAAAGAGCGGTATAATGATTGGTTTCCGAGAATGAGAGAGTATGGATTCTCTGAAAACGTTGATTTTATAAGTTTTACTGAAAAATCAGTAAAAGGTGGAAGACCTCAGAAAAACCATTTTTTAAAGTTAGATATGGCAAAAGAAATCTCAATGCTCCAACGAACAGAAAAAGGAAAACAAGCGCGTCAATATTTTATTGAAGTAGAAAAAGAATACAAACAACAATTACTTGATACTTCAAAGCTAAGTCCAGAACTTCAAATGTTCCAAGGAATATTTAATGCAGTAGCTAAGCAAGAGTTAGAGACAAAACGTTTAGCAACACAAATGGATAATATTACTGAAATTGTGGCACTGAATACAACTGATTGGCGTAGAGATTGCCGAAACTTTGTAAATAAAATGGCACAAACGCAAGGTGGCTATGGTGCTTATCAAGAAATTCAAACAGCGATATATGAAGAAGTTGATCGTAGAGCTGGTTCCTCTCTCAAAACTAGATTAACCAATTTACGTAACCGTATGGCTGGCGAAGGTGTTTCAAAATCCAAGCGAGATAAGACAAATAAGTTAGATGTAATCGAAAGTGATAAAAGGTTAAAAGAAATTTATTTATCTGTAGTCAAGGATTTCGCTATTAAGTATGGAGTTTGGAAAGAAAAATAAAATTTGATAGGAGGTTCAGGATTATGGAAGTAATCTTAACGCCTGAAAATGAGGCAGCACTTCGTAGCTACATTCATGAAATCATAACTGATGAAATTGCAAAAGCAAGAAGAGATGCCTCAGTTGATAAACGTGTATTAAAGCAAATAGAGATAGCGAAATACTTCGGAGTATCAACTGCAACTATTCGTAAGTGGGAAGATAAAGGACTTCCATTCGGGCGTATAGGCGATCAAAAATTTTACGACAAAGAAAAATGTAGAGCATGGGTTCTAGCACAATAAAATATCGGGTAAGTGTTCGGAAATAATGACAGCAAAGAAGGGGAATTTATGGACAAACTAAATACAACAATCGTATTCAGTGCACCAATCATTATTTATCTGCTGAGTGTCTGGGGAAGTAAACAAGCTTTGATCGGGGTAATTGTCTACCTCGTTTGGATGTTCGCAGGGTTAGATGAAGCTGAATATCAAACTAAAAAAAGACACGAACGCCGGCAAGCAGAATCGTGTCCTGAAAAATATTAATTACAAGGAGAGTTTATCACAATGAATGAAAAAATCCAAAATTTAATTAAAGAGTTAGCAGCTGAATGTGCGAATGATGATCTAGGAATGTCAGTTAGTGTAGTCGATGAAAAAGGGGAAGTCGTTCTTGGACAAGCTGGAAACGATAGCTTGGTTGCGTGGAGTGTTTACCGACAGTATGAGAAAACAAAACGTGATTTGCAGAATAATAATTGCAATTGTGAAACTCATGGTACTTTAAAACAATTGTTTGGTATTGAATATGAAGATCCAGAGTTTGAGGAATGGTATCAGGACTTTCTACGGTTTGCCGAAAAAATGGATCGCAAGAAAGGTGGTATCAAATTCTGATGATCTCAGTTAAAGGGCTAGGCGATGAAATATTCGAAGCAATGATGCACAAAGCACAACAAGATGTACAAGACAAAATCTTAACTGCAGCAAAGTATGGACAAACAAGTTGCACTGTTCGTTCAAAAGGGCTGACACCATCATTTCTAGCAGCATTAGAAAGTGAAGGTATTTCAAACATTCAATGTGAAGACGGTAGTGTCAAATTATTTTGGGATTTTTAGGAGGCCGTGATGAAAGACTTTGATTCTTTAGGCGCAAGACAGCAACCGCAAGAAGAAGCCAGAGCTGTCGGTGTTGATTGGCAAGGAAATTCTTTGTATCCAGGAGATTCTTGCTATTTAACAGAAGAAGGCTATGTACCCGTAGACGACATTCTAGAGTATGCGCAACAACATTATCCAAAGATTGAATTAGGAGGAATTTAGAAATGGCAAATGATTTAACACAAACAATACAACGTTCATTAGACGAGCAGGTAATCAGTAATCTTGGGCGGTTACAAGAACAAGGCTTAGAAATGCCACCAGGATATAGTCCACAAAATGCGTTAAAAAGTGCTTTTTTCGAACTCACTAACAATACAGGAGGAAATTTGTTGCAGATGGCTGCAAACAATCAAGAAATGAAAACCTCCATTTCTAATGCACTTTTAGACATGGTCATTCAAGGGTTATCTCCAGCAAAAAAACAATGCTATTTCATTAAATACGGAAACAAGGTTCAGCTAATGCGTTCATATTTTGGAACAATGGCGGTCCTTGATCGTGTAACTGGAGGGGCAGATATTACGCCTGTAGTCGTTCGACAAGGTGATGAGTTTGAAGTTGCAATGGATGGACCGAACATGGTTGTCAAAAAGCATGAAACAAAATTCGAGAATTTAGACAATGAAATCATTGCAGCCTATGTAGTTATCAAGTTAGCGAATGGTAAAGAGACCACAACAGTCATGACGAAAAAGCAAATCGATCATAGTTGGGCGAAGTCAAAAATGAAAGGTTCTGGACCACAAAAGGAATTTCCAGAAGAAATGGCTAAACGGACAGTAATCAATCGTGCAGCTAAAACATTGATCAACACAAGCAACGACAACGATTTATTAGTTCAAGCTGCAAAAGATACGTTAGAAAATGAATTTGACAATGATCGGAAAGATGTAACGCCACAAACAGAAAAAGTGGCTACTCTCGAACAAAAATTCTTTTCAAACAAAAAGATTACTGAACCAATACAAAAAGAACCAGATCCGATTGTGATTCCAGATGATATCCAAGATGAAGTAACTCGAGTTGCTGACGTACCTGGCCATTCAGAAATAGAACAAGCACATTTAATCGAAAATGAGGATACCGATCCGATTCAAGAAGAATTATTAGATATTCCGGACTTTGGACGTGAGGAAGGTGTAGACGATGTCTCAGAATTTGAAGACGATGAGTACCCTTTCTGATGAAAATTATTACTCCAATGAAGCTGACTGGCAGTACATGTCGACATCACAATATAAGTCCTTTTTAAAATGTGAAGCCGCAGCCTTAGCAAAGTTGAAAGGCGATTGGTCACCGACGTCGGATCCCAAAGCCTTACTCGTCGGAAACTACGTACATTCTTATTTTGAATCAAAAGAAGTACATGAAGCGTTCAAAGAAGAAAATAAATCCAGAATGTTTTCTAGTAGGAAGCCGTATGGATTGTTGAAAGATTTCCAAATTGCTGAACAAATGATTGAACGACTTAAACAAGAAGAAGTGTTCATGAACATCTATCAAGGTGAGAAAGAAATGATTGTGACTGGGGAACTATTTGGAACGACATGGAAAGGCAAGATTGATTGCTTGAATGTTGAGGATGAGTATTTTGTTGATATCAAAACAACAAAAGACATGCATGAACGGAAATGGAACGAAAACTATGGATCAAGAGAAACGTTCATTGTCAATTTTGGTTACGTGCTTCAAATGGCGATTTATCAGGAATTACTTTTCCAACAATATGGAAAAAGTTTTATGCCGATCATCGCCGCAGTGTCCAAGCAGACACCAAGCGAAGCAAGACTGATCACGATTGATCAGGACAATATGGATTATGAGCTGGTTATGTTAAAAGAAAAAATTGAAAGAATTGTCAGAGTGAAGGACGGCGAAGAGAAGCCGAACCATTGCGGTTTGTGCGAGTACTGTAGAGGTAATCTTCCAATTACTGGATTCACTAACATGGACGATTTGTAGAGTGGTGGTGATGAAATGACCGGAGGATGGATAAAGCTTTATCGCCAATTACTCGAGAAACCTATTTGGCAAGAATCTACACCAGAGCAAAAAGTTATCTTAATTACCCTTCTTTCAATGGCGAATCATGAAGAAAGAGAGTGGGAATGGCAAGGCGAACCGTACAAAGCAAGTCCAGGTCAATTCGTTACTTCTCTCGATAGTATTAGAAAAAAATGTGGTAAAGGTATCTCATTGCAAAATGTTAGAACTGCTCTAAAGAGGTTTGAAAAATATGAATTTTTAACAAACCAACCAACAAACAAAAATAGGCTTATAACCATTGTCAACTGGGAGGTTTACCAATCAAAAGACAACGATCTAACAAAGGAACTCACAAGCAACCAACAAGCAACTAACAAGCAACTAACAACTAACAAGAATGAAAAGAATGAAAAGAATGATAAGAATAATAATCCTCGCAACTCTCGAAAAACACGAGAGTATGCAGATGACGATCCAAATAAAAAATTGGCCATTCTTTTATTAAAACTCATTCGAAAAAATCAAAACATCAAAGAACCTGATTTGGATAAATGGGCGAATACGATTCGTTTAACAATTGAATCTGACAAACGAACTGGTAGAGAAGTTCAAGACATGATTGTTTGGGCCACAAGTAATGATTTCTGGTCAGGCGTAATCTTATCTCCAACGAGTTTGAGAAAACATTTCGATAAAATGGCTATCCAAAAAAATAAAAGAACGCAACAAAATATTTCTAATGATGAGTTACCAGAAACAGGTGAGGATTGGTAATGAATAAAAAACTAAGTGCAATGGCTGCACCTTACGGCGGATTAAAAACAGCAGATCATAATTGCCCGAAATGTGGTGATCCATTGTATATCTGGAAAACAAAAAATAAAGATGGTACTGATCGATGCGGTCCTACATGTATCAATAAGATTTGTGGTTACCGAGAAATGGTAACTAAAAATCAAAAAGAAGCTATCCAAAAAGCGAATGAAGCAATGAAAAAGGACGCTATCAATCGAATGCTTAACAGTTCAATGATTACAGATGATGCCATATGGACCTTCGATTTTGATGGATACAAAGTAGTTGATCAGGAAACAGCACAAATAAAAGCGATGGCTCAAGAATGGGCTAAAAAAATCGTAAGTGGCAGCACGATTCACGCGGTTATTACTGGTAGAACAGGAGCCGGAAAAACCCATCTAGGTGCTGCAGTGATCAAAGAAGTAATGATGGCATCTAATTATAAAATTGCCTGTTCATTTATAAGCTATCGAGAATTATTAGAGCAATTGAAATTTGCAATGAATGATCCAGAAGCAAGAAAAGCTGTGACAGGTTCGTTGATGGCTGAAATTAAAAAGACGGATTTTGTAGTGATTGATGATTTAGGTGCGGAGCTAGGAAGAATGGAAGAAAACAATCAGGCAACGCCTTATGATGTTGATGTTCTCACATCGCTCACAGAAGCTCGTCTAAACAAAGCTACGATATTCACAACCAATTTATCATCGAAGCAATTAAAACACGCATACGGCGAGCGAGTGTTCTCTCGTGTAATGAATGGGACAAAAGGAAACATAGCCGTATTCAAAACAACGACAGACAAAAGGAGGAATCCAGTTTGACCTTTGTAGTGAAAAAAATGTGCTACTTAGATAGCCGAGGGCGAGGAGAAGCCAGTGTCGAGTTTGCTAAACACCACACGACTAAAGAAGAGGCTGACCTTGTTGCAAGTGTTTGTGGCGGCGAAGTAGTCGAAGTTATTAAACCCAAAAGACGATTTTCAAAACCTAAGACAAAGCCAGTGAAAAAAGAGTGTTGTTGTCCGAAAAGTAACCAAGCATGGATGAGAGGTGCAAAATGACTTGTTTAAAATGCAACGATGAAACAGTTATTTGGTATAAGACATCGCTTGGATGGTCAACTTGTGAACCTTGTCCAATATGCAATGAAAATGGACGACGTTCGAAAGAACGACTCGAAAGACTAAAGAAGGAGTATAGCAAATGGCAACAAGAAGCAAATACGGAAACAAAAAGCACGAAGTAGACGGCATCACTTTTGATTCTAAAGCAGAAGCTCGTTATTACATGAAGTTAAAACGAAACGGTATGAGTTTTATGCCTTTATCTGAAACCTACTGTGCCATGCAAGAAAATGTTCTGCTGCAAGAAGGGTATCTATGCAACGATCGTAAGATTGCACCGATTTATTACCGAGCTGATTTTGTGATTTATGAGAATGGCCAAGTGAAAAAAGTGATTGATGTCAAAGGTTATCAAGATGCGATCTCTATGCTGAAAATGAAAATGTTTGCTCATCGATACGGCTTTCCAGTGACATTTGCTAAGTTCGATTCAAAAATCAATAAATTCATTGAAATGGATTGTTTTGAATCAGCAAGACAGCAGCGGAAAAGACAAACGGAACGAAGAAAAAAGAAATTAATGGAGGGAAAATAAAATGACAAAACAGGTGAATTTCAGACCAGAATTAAAGAAAGTAACATCAAAATCAAATGGGAACACAGAAGTATTACTAGTTGTTAGCAACGGATCATTGAGAGGTAGTACTGAAAATTTAACTGAATTTCTTGGCTCAACAGTGACTGTAGTAATCCAGCCAGAAACTATCGAATACACAGTGCCAGTAAATAAACAAACGAAAAAACCGAATGTCGAATACGTTGTAAATGCTGATGGCACAATCGACATGCTTAAAGAAGAGCAGACTTCACTTGATGTAGGTGATGGAGTAGAAGAAGTTGAAAATGTGAAAATCCTAGTATCAAAGGAAACGATTGATGAATTTATTAAAACAGCAACGACATTGCAACTACCAGAAAACGTAACTGTAAATATTCGAGACGTTCTTATCCGTTTAGCAGAAGGCGATAGTATGAGTGAAATTGCTGCAGATCATGAATTATCAGAGATTGCTTTAATAGATCAAATCGAATTAGCTAGACATTACTTTGCTCCATATGCAGATAGCTGGTCCAAACATAAGGACGACATCATTTTTCCAGAGGAACAATGAGAGCAACTGATCCAGTAATTATCCTTGAGGAAGCTAAATTTATTTGGACTCACGAAGAGATAGAGCAAGCACGCTTGCTCTTTTCTCAAGGAGTTAAGCCGAGCAAAGTAGCTGAAATAATGGATCAAAAGATTCTTGATGTCGGATTGCTTTTGTTACATCTAGCAGAAAAAAATTTGATTTGAGGTGAAAATGATGATTCAACTTGCAGGCATACAAACAGGGAAAATTTATTTTTCCGGAGAAAGCAAAAGTGAAGCTAGTCAATGGTTGCTTAAAACATATACGAACAATAAGAAGCTGAGAAAAAAATGTCCTGATCTATTTTTGAAGGATGATCAGATTATGCCAGAACCGATGATTTTGACAAGCAAGGAGGGCGGCAAATGCGAATCTTAGAGATTGTTTGGGAAGTAATTAAATTTATTTCCAATATGTATTTTACGTTTTGGTTAGTGTGCTGCCTTCTATATGGATTCAAATGGCAAGTAGGGAATTTCATGAGCGTTAAATTGCCGGGGATATTGAGACGGAGTAAAAGAATTTACAAGGAGGACAGCAAATGATAAAAAAGCTCATTCAATTCAGCATGGATTTATATGATATCGAATCAGGAGCAACAGTATCTGTGGAGTCTGATCATTTAATCATAAGTTTTGCTGACGAACGTCAAATTATCATATGGGTAGTTGACGATATGCTATATCCAGAAATTGTACATGATTTTGAAGAATCAAAAGCGGTTGAGTTTGAAATAGTGAAAAAAGTAATGGAATTGATTGAAAAATACGAGGAGGACAGCAAATGATACCGAAGTTTAGAGCGTGGGATAAACGAAAGAACGTAATGAGAGATGTAGCCGTCTTGCATTTTACTAAAAACGGCAAAACAAACTTTATTGAATATTGGATAAATCCTACCGAATTGAAATCATATCACGTGCGAAACATCGACCTCATGCAATCCACAGGAATGAAAGATAAGAATGGTGTGGAGATATTTGAAGGGGATGTAGTACAGTGGGGAGATACTCCCGATTGGGAAGAGGAACCAATTAGAGTTGCAGTCGTGAAGATTAACCCAGATATTCAATTTGATTCAAACGTTGGCATATTTGAATATGGACGATTTATTTATCGGGATACAGAAAGATTTCTCACTGTTTTAGGTAACGTCTACGAGAATCCAGAGTTATTGGAGGTAGAGTAATTGCCAAAAATATTAGATGCATGTTGCGGTAGTAGATTGTTCTGGTTTGATAAGAACAATTCTGACGTAACATTTATGGATTGTCGTCAGCAGTATGAAGAATTATCAACAGGTCATGTGATCAATGTTGATCCAGATGTGGTCGCAGACTTTCGCGATATGCCTTTTGAAGATGATGTGTTCGATATGGTTGTATTTGACCCGCCACACTTAAGACATGTCGGCGAAAACTCATGGCTTGCCAAAAAATATGGAAAATTAGACGAACTTTGGCCAGAAGACATCAGGCAAGGTTTTGCAGAGTGTATGCGAGTTTTACGACCTTCAGGAACATTAATTTTTAAGTGGAACGAGGAACAGATACCACTTTCTGATGTGTTAGAGGCTATTGGAGAACAGCCATTGTTTGGTAATAAACGAAGCAAAACACATTGGCTTGTGTTTATGAAAAAATTCAGCTAACGGAGGAAACAAAGGAGGAAAAGTAATGAAGATTGTATTAAATAAATGTTTTGGTGGCTTTGGGTTGAGCCATGAAGCAAAAATGGAAATTTTTAAAAGAAAAAATATTGAAGTATTCCCATACATCAATAACTTTAGCTATGACTCAGATGATGAATACACGAGATACACAGGCCAAAAGCTAGGTTCGATGGATTTTATCTACTATTTCAAAAAAGACCCGAAAATCGACAAAGTTACAGGAATTTATAGCGAAATTGACCGACTGTACGGAATTGCTGATGATTCCAGTTTTTCAAGTGATTCAAACAGAGGTGATAAGGACCTCGTTGCTGTTGTCGAAAAACTAGGAAGTGAGGCCAGTGGACCATATGCAAGTCTTAAAGTCGTTGATATACCCGATGGGGCTGAGTGGGAAATAAGTGATTATGACGGCGTTGAAACTGCACATTATGGTTTTCAAACAGGTAGTATTTAGTCCACTAATGACAACTAAAGAGGAGGCAGAAGGATGAGTGAAGATGAATACTTTGAACAGTAGTCTATTAACGACAGAGATTTTTAACTGGAAAGGGGTGTAGTCATGGACGCATCGGAAGTAGTAAATAAAATTAATAGTCTCAAAGAGGTTTTCGGAGACGTCGAAGTAGTGATAAACGCACAAGGCTATGACAACGAATTTTTTAAGCAGATTACCGACATTAGCATTCAGCAAGGAATGGAAGACGAAGACGGAAACTTTATCGATGAAGTAGCCATTTTAGTGACTTGCGAGTAAGTAATTGACAGCTAAAGAGGAGGAAGCGGAATGAAACTAAAAGACGGATTTTACTCCAGCGGCCACGGCATCGGCGGTTTAATGCTAGATATGCCGACAAAGAATCCTAAAACACGTAAGAAACCAAAATTCAAAGTCGGTGACATGGTTCGCTGCGAAGCAGAAGGATTCATCTATCCATTTCGTGGATATGTAGAACACGTCTATAATCACTCAGCAATCATTCGCATTGAAAACACGATGGAATGTGATAAGTGGTTAGCGAAAAGCAAAGAGAATTTAGCAGTGGTGAGATTGGTGGATATGGAGGTTATAAACAATGGAATTTAAAATCTTTGAAGAGGACACTCGCTATAAATTAGAAGAAAAATTAAATGAATTTGCAAAGAATAATGAAATTCAGCATATATCTTTAACGGCTTCTAAGTCCGGTTATACAACTTACTATGCAGCTGTTGTGAGCTACGTAAGTCAATAAAAGGAACTCGATAAATAAAAAAGCCGGATCGCTCCGACTGTTCTAATAAATTCCACAAATTTATTATATCACATAAAGGAGCGGTTTGACTTGATGCAATTGTTACGAGAGGTAGATTTCAAACAGACAAGATGTAATGCGAGAGATGTGCTGAAGAACTTTCGGCGTTTGGAGCGGATGGCAGGTCGCTCTTTGATAGATATTAAGTCGCCGATTATTACGGATATGCCGAAGGCACCGAAGCACGGTAATAAGGCAGAAGACGCGATCATTCAGATGATGGATATAGAAGCGGAGAGAGACGCAATACTAGCGGCTTTGATGGCTCTTAGTCTGATTAGTCGTCAGATACTCTACTACAGCTTCTGTGACGTAAACAAGCACTCTAATTATGAAATAGGGCAATTGATACGAGGATACGGTGAAAAGAATGTAGAGAAGCTGAAATCTATCGCATTGATTGAATTTGCTGAAGCATACAAAAAAGGCGTATTAGTTCAGTATCGTTGATTTTGTAGGGTTTTTGTAGGGATAGTGTAGGGTTTTTGAGTGGTTTAACGTGATATTATGATAGTGTCGAAAGATTAGTGATAGGTCTAAGACAAAATAATAATAAAAGGAACATCGTTTTATTATTGTTTCACAATTAAGCTTCGATAGACAGCAGCGGAAATATTAAGAATAAGGATGTGAATTTTAACTCCTTCTAAATTGTTCTTATTATCTATCATCCGTTGCTGTCTATTAATTTATGTATTGGAGGGAAAACGAATGGATAAAGAAATCAAAGTAACTGTCAAATTAGATTTGACTGAACTAAAAGAACTGCTCAACAAGGCTAGTGACCAAGTCGAACAGTTACAAGAAACTTTAGATGAAATTGCTATTGTGAATAAAGCTGAAAGTGAAAATTCTAGTTTTTTTGTAAAAGCAAATTGGAACATTGATTTACCAGAAGGGGATATCAACAATCCGGTAGCAGAACCTATAAAGTATAATCCTTCCAAGGCAAAGCTTGATAAGGTACATTAGAAAGAAATTTTACGATATCTGTTCTACCGTGATACTTCATTTTCCCATGCGACTGTTCAGCTAAGATAATAGGTCTTGGGAAATTTCTTGGGATGCTACTTCTAACTTGTTCTCTATGAGAAGAAGAGATCACACCGTTTTTCACAACAACAACTGTAAAAGTTACGCCCTGTTCTTTGGTAATAGCAGCAGTTATTTTCATATATTCACCACCTATAATTTATTTCAGCGGACCACTCGCTGATAAATAAAATTATACGCTTAGTATTTATTTTCACAATATTAATTTGTCACTGTGGCGGAAAGGGTAGACGCTATATCTGGTAGGTATGCTTGAAGACCAGAGAGACAAGAGCTAAGCGCAACCATGCAAGGTTCGATTCCTTGCCAGTGACTTTAGTGGATATCCAAGGTAAAAGGAACGGAAGTGGGAATCAGGCATGATTCGGTAGGATAACTGCGAGGGCATATTAAGTTGACCACTTAAGTAAAATAATTAGGGAGATGCACCTAGAAATAGAGTCGGTCGCTCTATAGGGTAGTCATCAAATTAGACTTTGCTATGGTTAGACCCTAAGCCAGTAAAGTTGTGGCGGTGAACCCTTGCCGCTTTGACGTGAAGTATCTGTGGTGATACGTCTGACTTTTAATCAGAAGGTGCAGGTTCGACTCCTGTCACGTCAATTAGCAACCGAGGGTGGTATGAACTCGTGTGGTGCGAGCCCTAGGGAGGAACAGGATAACCGCCTGTGTGTAGGTTGCTATTACATATTAGATCACTCTTTGAGTGGTCTTTTTATTTTGAAAGGAGTTTTATCTATGAATGATTTTCATGAAGCGGTACTTAGCATCGAGGTAGAACCAAGTCTGGCCACTGCATATAAAAAAGCGATTGAAGATGACAACAGTAGGCATTGGATTAAAAATGAAATAAAAGATGCCGATGGAAATATTGTGATTAGCGATATCAAGCCAGTATGGAATGGTAATTATTGCAATGTTGATATTACTGATGGAGTACGCGGTCATTCGAAATTAACTATCACATTGCTTTCTAGAACATTGCCAAACTTACAAGAACAGGTTGATTGGTATAAACGTATGGGTGCAAAAGTAATCAGTGCAAATTACAAAGGAGAGAATCAAAATGGTAATGAGAAAAATTAGATCATCAATTACTGGAACGGAGTATTGGGATTCAGAAAAGAAAAAGACGGTTGTGGTTCCGAAAGGTCAAGAACCTGATTTTGAAGTAACGGAAGAAAAAGGAATCTTAATTGATGATGGAAGTTTTATGACTATCAAAGGTGAACCAATAACTAATAGCAATGAAGTTCTTGATAGTGATGGCAACACTACTAATGACTTGGATGGAGACGAAGTTACTAACGATCAGTCTGTGGAAGAAGCAGATAAACTGGACAACATGACTGCAAAAGAATTGCGTGCATATGCTAAGAAACATGGTATTGATATTCCTGGCGCTATCCGTGCAAAAGGCGACATCCTAAAATTTATCCGTGAAGCAGAATGAAGTATTGTCAGTTTGACGGATGTACGAACAAGATAGCAAAGGGAATATATTGTACTGAACACAAGAGATCAAGCAGATCACGCAAGAAGAAGCAGCAAGCAAAGTCTGTTTATCATCATGAGAACAAACCATTCTATCGAACGCAAGCATGGAAAGATATGCGTCAATTTATTTATGAAAGAGAAGGTGGTCATTGTCAGCGGTGTGGTCAGTTCATATTTGGAAAGAGAGCACACGTCCATCACATTGTACCAATCAAAGACAACGAACTGCTTAAGCTTGATCCAAACAATCTCATGCTATTATGTTCAAAATGTCATCCAATTGTTGAAAACGAAACGGAAGACAAAAAAGTTTTTCCTTCGTATTTCAATTGAAGCCCCCCTATTCATTTTCAAAATTTTTTCGCGTGGGGAGATAGGGTAGCGGGGAGTCACGCGCATCGTTAGGTCAAATTTTTCAAAAAACAAAGGGGGGTGTATACAAAAATGACGACTAAAGCGCAACGTAAAGCGATTATTGATGAAAAAGTAAGTGCTGAAAAAGCTCGTATCTTAGAAATAATGAATTTGTCTGATTTGTACACCATCACTCTTGATCCATTAATCGAATCATACTTGGATATTTTTGAAATTTACCAACACAAATATTTATTGTGGAAGGAAAAAGGATTTCCGGAGACGCAAAAATTCACGAATAAATCAGGAGCTACTAATCAATCAAAACATCCATTGGCACAACAAGTAGAAACTTGGGCAGATAAGAAGATGAAAGCTCTAGATTTATTAGGATTAACAAACAAAGCAAAAACTGGTAGACTAATTGCTGGAGGATCGACCGCAAGAAAAGATGAAGAAATTACACGCCCAGAAGTAAAGCCAGTAGATGAACTAGCAGCGCACAGAAATAAATGGCGTAAGAAGGCAGGTGCTGAAAAATGATTGAACCTGGTGTAAATTATGCTGATTTATTTGCAAAAGAAGTAAGAAAGAAACCTAAGAAGTATCCTAAGACCGTTCGTTTAGCAATAGATCGCTGGTATCAGTGGAAAAAAAGAAAAGATATTTGGTTTGATGTAGATCGCGCGAATGAAATGATGGATTGGGTAGAATCATTTATTGTTCACACAAAAGGAGAAATGGTGGGAAAACCGTTTCTTTTAGAACCCTGGGAAAAATTTATTTATTCTTGGATTTATGGTTGGGTTAAAGAAAATGAAAAAGGCCAAATTGTACGCGTTACTCGTGAGGCTTATGTCCAGATTCCAAAAAAGAATGGTAAAACATTGATTGCTGTCGGTTCATTAGGATATGCAATGTACGGAGAAGGGGCGTTATCAGTTGATTGCTATGCTTGCGCATCTGATTTTGCTCAAGCGCAATATGCTGCCAAACCTTTTGCAGTTACAATCTTAAACAATCCAATCCTACTTGAAGGAACTAAAATATTTAGGGGGCCAAAGGGAACTGTTTCTAGTATTACTTATGACTATATTCATGAAGATATGGCTTACTCAAATAAATTTATTGTTCAAACCAAGAATATTGATAATATCGAGGGATCCAATCCATATTTTGTATTGAACGATGAATTGCATAAACAGGAGAAAATGGAACAGTATGACAATTTTAAGTCTGCTCAGATATCTTTACCACAGCCATTGATGTTTAATATCTCAACTGCTGGGAAAGGTTCGTCGTCTGTTGGAATGCGTGTATATCGCGAAGCAAAAGAAGTGTTGAAACGTGATGATAATGATTCAAACTTTGTTCTAATCTATGAGCCAAATAAAAATTATGATTGGACGGATAGAAAAGTCTGGGAAATGTGCAATCCTAACTGGGGAATATCAGTCGATTTATCTGCTTTAGAATCGGCATTTAAAACAGCGCAACGGTCAGCTCATTCCAAAGCTGAATTTCTAACGAAACACTTGGATGTATTTGTGAACGGCGCGGATAATTTCTTTGAACAGGATCAAGTAGAGCCATGTTTAGTTACCACACAAGAACTTGGTGATTTAAGTGGCGAACCATGTTATATCGGTTTAGATTTATCACGTACACGAGATTTGACCTGTGTATCTTTAAACTTCCCAACATGGGATGAAGATGGTAAAGCGGTTCTTAAAGTAAAGCAACTTTATTTTATTCCGAATGAAGATTTAGAGTTTCGAGAAAAAGAAGATAATGTTCCTTACAGTGATTTGGCTGAACAAGGTTTCGTTGAATTTTGCGACGGAAAAATGATTGATCAAGATCAGATTTTGCAGTACATAGAGGACTGCATGAATTTATATGATATTCAGCAAGTGAATTATGATCCAGCGATGAGTGACAAACTTGTTGAGAAATTAGAAAACTTAGGATTGGAATGCGTTGAAGTTGCTCAATATCCTAAAGTATTGAATGCTCCTTTTGACGATGTCGAACGGTTGTTTTATGAGAAACGAATTCAATTTGATAATCCATTATTCCTTTATTGCACTTTGAACGTTGTAGCAATTACTAACATCAATGGACAAAAAGCGCCAAGTAAACGTCAATCAAAGAAAAAGATTGATGGGTTCGTGGCGTTTTTGTGTGGTCATAAGGAAACGATGAATCAAATGACAGATATTGATTCAGATGAGTTAGATGATTACCTAAGTTCCATCTATAGATAAATAGAAAGGCGGTGAAAAAAATTGAAATTACGTGATCGGTTATCGAATGCAGTCTATTCTTTTATGGAAAAACGTGGATATATCGAGGATATTTTTGGACACTACACACGTTATGGTCAAAGATATGTGACGGATTCATCTATCATGGAATCTTCTGATGTTTATGAATTAGTTCAAGACATATCTAATCAGGTGGCATTGGCCACACCAATTGTTATTGGTCCCGACGGCAACGAAGTCAAAGATCATCACTTACTAAATATTTTGAAGAGTCCCAATGATTATTTGACAGGATTCGAATTTACCAAATTGGAAACAAATACTTTATTGATCAATGGTGAGACATTCCCATTAACGGATAGGGATCAGCTTCATTTGGCGTACGGTGTAACAACTAAAATCAATGAACGACTTCAAGAAGAATTTGAAATGAATGGTCAAAAAATACCTGGTCAAATGATTCGACACATTAAGAACATCGGAACTGATTCATTAAAAGGTGCTGGAATAATTGATCTTGCAAGAAACACTCTAGAAGGCGTTCTGAGCGCTGAAAAAGTTTTGACGGACAAATATACTAAAGGCGGTTTACTTGCGTTCATGCTTAAACTAGACGCCCACATCAATCCAAATAATAGCGCCCAAACAAAAATTGTCAAAGCTATATTGGATCAACTGGAAGGAACGCAAAATGAGAGTGATCATTCTGTTAAGATGATTCCTTTGGGAAAAGGATATTCCATCGAGACATTAAAAAGTCCTGTTGATGACGCGGCAATTTTGAATTATTTAGGTGTTTACAAAAAAGACTTAGGAAAATTTCTAGGAATCAATGTTGATACGTATCAATCGCTGATGAAGACAGATATTGAAAAAGCGATGATGTATCTGCACAACAAAGCAATCAAACCAATATTGAAAAACAAGAGCGAACATTACACCGCTCTTTTTTTTATGCCTAATTCTGGCTATAGAGTGGAATGGAAAATTAATATTTTGGATTTTGTTCCTTACTCAACAAAAACAAATATTGGCTACAACATCGTTCGTACCGGGATTACAAGTCCAGATAACGTGGCAGAAATGCTTGGTTTTCCTAAACAGAATACTCCAGAAACACAAGCTATCTATATTTCAAATGACTTATCTAGGATTGGCCAGAAAAATGCAACAGATGATTCCTTACCAACGAATGATCAAGACTTGAAAGGAGGTGATGGAAATGAAGAAGAAGGAAATTCGCACGATTGACATCACCAATCTTTCAACACGTTCCGATGAAGAAACTCATACGAGGACCATTAGCGGCTACGCTGCTGTATTCAACAGTCAAACACTTTTATGGGATGACTTAAGCGAAGTGATTGTTCCTGGTGCATTCTCAAAGGCAATTAGTAATTCGGATGTTCGTTGTTTGTTCAATCACGATTGGTCCAATGTGCTAGGACGTACTAAAAGCGGAACCCTTCGCCTTGAAGAAGATGAACGTGGTTTGAAATTCGAAGTTGATTTACCGGACACAACGGTAGCAAGGGACTTAGTTAAATCTATGGAACGAGGAGACATCAACCAATGTAGTTTTGGTTTTGTGCCGACTGAAGAAACGTGGGACTACAATTCTGAACCAATGCTTCGAACAATCCATGAAGTGGAATTATACGAGGTTTCTATTGTGCCTTTGCCAGCATACGAAGATACAGAAGCTGCATTAAGAAGTCGTGATGAATTAGAAAAAAACGTCGAAGAAAGAAAAAAATTAATCAAAAAAATTAATCAAGCGCTAGAAGCGTAGGAGGAAAAATACATGGATAAAGAATTATTGAAAAAAATGAAGGCACGTCGTGAGCAACGATTGACTGAATTACGTGAAAAAGTTGAATCAGGAGAATTACGCGAAGCAGATTTAGAAGCCGTGAAAGAAGAAATTGACAGTGTTATTGATGAATTGAACGGAATTAAAGACGAATTAGGCGCAGATTCTGGAACTGATGAAACAGACGACAATACAGATGATCAATCGAATAGTACGGATTCAGACGAAAGCCGTTCTGGTGAAGACAACGATCAAGAAGAAGATTCAGACAGTGAAGATAGTTCAGAAAATCGTTCTGGAATGATTACTCAACAGCAACGAGATGGATTACTTGGATCAATTAAGAACGGATTGGAGGCACGTGCAAAAATGACCAAGAAACAAAAAGATCAACAACTACGAAAAGCATTTGCTAATTTTGTAGCTGGAAATATTTCTGAAGCAGAAGCTCGAGCTTTAGGGATTGAAGCTGGCAACGGTTCAGTTACTGTCCCAGAAGTAATTGCATCTGAAGTTATTACTTATGCTCAAGAAGAAAATTTACTTCGTAAATACGGAACAGTGGTGCGAACATCAGGAGATGTCAAATATCCAATTCTTGTGAAGAAAGCAGATGCGAATGTAAACAAGAAAGAGCGTTCAACTGATATTGCTGAAACAGCTATTCAGTTTGATGAAATTTTGCTTAATCCTGCCGAATTCGATGCTTTGGCAACAGTAACTAAAAAATTATTAAAAATGTCTGGTGTTCCAGTTGAAGATATTGTTGTGGAAGAATTGAAAAAAGCTTATGTGCGTAAAGAAATCAATTATATGTTCAATGGTGATGACGCTGGAAATGAAAATCCTGGTGCATTAGCCAAAAAGGCTGTAGCATTTAAAAAACCTTTAGATCTAACTGCTTCAGGTGCTGGGCAAAAATTATATGATGCATTAATCGAATTTAAAAATACACCAGTGACAGAAGTGATGAAAAAGGGACGCTTTATTATTAATCGAGCTGCTTTGACTGCCATTGAAAAAATGAAAACAGATGATGGATTTCCTTTGTTGCGGCCATTCACACAAGCAGAAGGTGGAATTGGTTACCAATTAGTTGGCTATCCTGTGGATTGGACAGATGCAGCAGATAAAAAGGGTGAACCAGACACGCCAGTTTTATATTTTGGCGATTTTTCTGCATTTAAAATTCAAGAAGTTATTGGTGCCTTGGAAATTCAAAAACTTGTTGAAAAATTCTCTGGTAAAAATCAAATTGGATTCCAAATTTACAACTTGCTAGATGGTCAATTGGTTTATTCTCCATTTGAACCGGCAGTATATCGCTACGAAATTACAAAACCAGTTGGTGGTTAAGATGGAAGAGCAAACTAAAGAATTGTCTTTAGAGGAAAAATTCAAATCACATATTCATTTTGAAGAGGGCATGGATGATTCTTTGCTCTCTTTTTATTTAAATATGGCAAAAGATTATGTCAAAACAGCAACTGGTGGCCAACAAGAATATCTTATTTTGATGGTTGCCGGCATTGCCTATGAATATAGAGTTTCAGAGGATGAACTCGACAAAGCTATGAATGCCATGACGCCATTTATCGTGCAAGGAGCGATTCAAAATGCCGAAGAGACAGACTAA